AGGAACAATTTTCACTTTAGACAAAATTTTAACTGGTCTTAGTATATATTAAGCAAGCTTTAAGCTAAGTTACGGTATAATATACTATAACTTAGCAAGAAAGGCTTAAAATGACTATCCAACTCCCTAAATTTACCCTCCTCGAAAAACTTTATGCTTCTGATGCTATGGCTTGTTGTAGTCGTTGTGGACGTGAAATTAAGAACTCATACCTTATCAGAAACAATGAAACTGGCGAAGTGAATAACTATGGTTCAGGTTGTGCAAAGAAGGTTATGGGGATTTCTATCACGGAAGTCGTAGAGCAAAATAAGGCTTATGAAGAAGCTGTAGCTCGTGCTGCTCGTGAAGAAGAAATGGAAGCTATGGGTAGAACTTTCATTGAAGCCTTCCAAGAAGCTGAACCAGAAATGCTTCAGTTCATCGCTGAGGGTGCTGAGGAAAATTCCTTCTTGGCAGATATGAAGAAAATGATCGAAGAGAAAGGTTCATTAACTGACCCTCAGTATCAAGCTGTTTGGAGAATGATGTTGCCTTTCGCTGACCTTGAGAAAGGTGAGAAAGTTGATATGGTAGTGTACCCTCTTCAACTTAAGATCGAAGAAGGTATGTACGGTTGGTCTTACACTATCGTTGCTGCTACTGAAGATAAGAAAAAAGTTCGTATCTTCTTTTCAAGCCTGAACGAACAGAAAGAAGCTGACCTTCAGTGGGCGAATGTACTTGAGGTAGACCGATATGGTAACAGATATGGTCGTACCACAATCGCTATGGATAATCCTATTCGTGTTAAGGGTACATTCGACGGGTATAAAATCAAAAGAGCTAAAATCGAAACTATCACCGAGGAGGTAGCATAATGAACACTTTCCTATACAAAGAAGACAACCAGATGTATTTTTATGAGCTTATTGAATTTCAGACCGATTGTAAGGATAATGAGCTTATGGAGAAGATCTCTTGGGCTCCGATTGGTGCTGGTCGTATGAGTACTTCATTCAATACTTTCAAAGATGAGATGGAGCGTAACGGGTACTCCGTTGTGTTCGTGAAGAATCACGGTAAGAACGCTCCTATTCCAAGATACTTTGATCCCGACACCCAACTTGTCAAGGGAGCTACTGGAAACTATTAAGCTTCCATTAAGCTTATTTTGATATAATTGAATATTAATTCAAGGAGTTGGTTTGAAGGTTTCAGATATAAATGAAAGTTATTCTAAAATAGAATTTGACGTGGAAAATGATAAGGAAGCTATTGAGCTGAGACTCAAGCTTATGGACGATTTATCTGTTTTTGTAGACGGTTATAAATTCAGTCCTAAGTTCAGGGCTGGAGTATGGGACGGAAAGAAATATTACTTCAAAATGTTACCAAATTTTGCTATGAGGATACCAAAGGGATTGGTTGAAACTATCGTCAATCGCTATAAAAATCACCTCACTGAACCTTATGTTCCAATTCGTAAAACTGAAGTTATCTCACGGGATTACATAGAGGAATTTGTAGAAACTCTCGGACTACCATTTACTCCGTATGATTACCAAATTGATGCTTTGGAAATAGCATTAAATCAACCTCGAAAGATTCTACAAAGTGCAACGGGAAGCGGAAAGTCCCTCATTATCTATATGATTATGCGGTTTTTTGAAGCTCACGACAAAAAAGGATTGTTGATAGTACCAAACGTGGGGTTGGCTGAACAAATGAAATCTGACTTCTTAAGTTATGGTATGTCGGAAGAAGAATTGAATGAAAAGTTTCACACAATATTCTCGGGTAAGGAAAAGACCTTCAGATTTCCTATGACGGTCACTACTTGGCAATCAGCTATACTTATGAACAGAAGTCATTTTTCACAACTCGATTATGTGTTGGTTGATGAAGCTCATTTAGCAACAGGAGACAGCCTTCAGAAATTACTTGAAAACAGTGAAAACTGCTTATGGAAAATAGGTCTAACAGGTACACTCCCGAAAACATATGAAGGGCGATATACATTAGCAGCAACTTTAGGAAAATCTATAAAGATCATTACTCCTCAAGGGCTTATTGAACGTGGGTTAGCAACTCCTGTAACAATTGTGACGGTTTATCTAAATTACTCAGAAGAGGATCGTCGAAAGGTTAGGGCACTAAAGAATTATCAGAAAGAAACGAAGTTCCTTGAAGAACATTATGGGAGGAACAATCTCATTGCCAAATTGGCTATTCAAGCGACAAATAAATACGGGAACACTCTTGTGATGTATAGTTCAATTTCTCACGGTACTTCCTTGTTGGCATTGATTTTGAAAAATAAGTTTGGGTTAGATGAACCTTTTATTTTGGAAAAGGTTACTCCGAAGCGTGTAGAAAAAATGAAGGCTGAAGGACATGAACTCAGTAATGTATTCGTGTTGACAGCATTAACTGAAAAAGATAAAAGAACCTTAAGGAAACACTATGCTTCAGGGATTGAAGAAATTCGCAGTTTGGACGATTACCATATTTACATCATTAAAGGCTCTATCGAAGGTGAGATCAGAAATGAAATCCGTACCCTTCTCGAAAATGTTGATGATGCTATTCTTATTGGTTCTGCTGCGACGGTTTCAACGGGAATGAATGTAAAACGACTACACAATATTTTCTTGGCATCAAGCACTAAATCTTCTATTCGGTTGAACCAAACTATTGGTAGAGGAATGAGGTTACATGAAGACAAAGGAATGATGAGATTTTTTGACTTTATTGATGACTTCAGTCACACGACTAAGAAGGGGAAAATTGTGAGTAAGAACTATACATTGAAACATAGCTATGAACGGCTTAATGAGTATATCGAACACGGTTATCCTATTAAAGAATTAGAAATTGATCTATAAAGGAAAGTTATGGAAAAACGAAAAGTGAGAAAACAGCAACGTCCTGTCATACTTTGGAAAAACAAAGTACAAATGGCAGTTTGGGAAATTTTAATCAAATCAGAAATTGAGGTTGGTTTTTGGTCTAATGCCAAATTCGACACCTTTCCTTATTTGACTGCTACATCAGCGGTGTTCACTCAGATGCCAGGAATATCTTTCGTCCCATCGTTGGTTAGTTTCAATCTCATGAGTGCTAAGTTCACAAGAGATCAGGGATATTACATAGCTGTGATCATGAAACTTGTACAAAAGTACGATTTGACAATGAAAGACTACTATAGATTAGCAGTTTTTGGAGAATCGTTTGTGAATATTGATTATCGGGACAATAATAACAGCTACAGGCGAAGTCAGGTTGCTGACTTCAAAATAGAAGATCGGAATGTAGCTGAAGATTATAAGGGAACTTTGATGCAGGAGGTAGCGTATTTTAGAAATTTAGGTATCGATATGGAAAAAGTCCCTGATGTATTGAGGGACGACCCATACTCTGCAACAGACGTGAATATTTTGTTAAAGGGTATGTCAGAAGTGTTGAGAACTAAAGTTGACTTAGAAGAGGTGTTAAAGTTAAGTAAATCTTAAGGTTAATTTTATATAATAAATGTAACAAATTAAAGGAGAATAGAATTGTTAAATGAACAAACAAGAAAAGGGTTAAAATCTCTGACTGGCGTGGGAAACGCTGCAATCGTAAGGTATCCATGGACATCCGTACTTCAAAAAGACAAATCACTAATTGCATTCATCAACCTTGAAGAATATGGGGAAGAAGAATTTCCGGATTTTGGATTGGATAATATGAGTGAATTCTTGAGCTTGATAGATTTCTTCAAAGACCCTGAAATCGATATTGATACTGATGGTGTGGTTTCTATTGAAGCTGACAAATGGCACCAAAAATATGCTACATCTGATCTTGATACTATGAAGTCATTTGATGTGAAGGTTAATACACTTGATAAAATTTCTCAAGCACCTGAAGCACTGAGTTTTGAAATTACTCAAGATGAGTTCGTGAAAATTAAGAAAATCGCTGCACTTACTAAAGCAACATCTTTCATTGTAAGTTCTCAAGAAAAGTTGATTGTTGGAAAGCTTGACCGTAACAACAACATCTCAAGTGAAACGGAAATTGATTATCCTATTTCAGTGAAAAATGATGTCAGTATCGTGTATAGTATGGCTCATATTTCAAAGCTCCCAGATCGTGATTATTCTGTGACTATTAAAGTCTCTGAAGCTACTGGTAACGGGATTTCAATATGGGAAGTTGCGGACGAACCAATTAAAATTGTTGTCGGTGTAGTCGACGTTTGGCGTTAAATAATATAGACCTTATAATGGAGGACAATGTATGACATAAACGACGAATTACACACTTAAACGAAACGAAACAAGCGGAACGAACAATACGAATTATACGAAAAAACAAGGAAACGAAAATGGGAAAATATAACTGGGGCAACCTAAAGAAAAATCTACAACAAGGTGTCGGTGAACAAAAAACTGACTACAATGATCCAAGAGAATGGAAATTACAAAGAGACGAAAACGATAACGGGACAGCGGTTATCAGACTCCTACCAGGAAAAGGTGGAACTACTCCTTCAATTGTAAGAATTTATGAACATTCATTCAGATTCTTCAACAAAGCATCCAACAAATATAGATGGTACATCGAAGCATCTCCAGCGTCTATTAAAGATAGTCCATGCCCAGTGAGTGAAGTGTACTATGAATTGGGAGACATTGGAACCGAAGAAGCTAAGAAGCATCAACAGTCAATTTCTCGTTCAGTGAAATTCATCTCAAATATTTTGGTAGTGAATGACCCTGCAAATCCAGAGAACAACGGTAAAATCTTCTATTGGAAATATGGTGTGAAACTTTTCGAAAAGTTCCAAAATGCACTTGAGCCAACAGAAACTCAAATCAAAGCTGGCAAGAAGCCAATTGAACTTTTTGATCCTGAAGAAGGAGCAAATATTGTACTTGACATCGCAAGACAAGGACAATTCCTGAACTATGATGGTACAACTATCGAATCACCTTCTCGTGCATTTGATACTGATGAAGAAATGGATGAAGCAGTTCTCGAGAGATGTTTCGACCTTACAGAGTTTATCAGCCCAGACCACTTCAAATCTTACAGTGAGCTTAAAAAGAAATTTGCGTGGGTGATCGAAAAAACTCCTCTTGAAAGTTACTTGATTGCGAACAACTCTCAGGTGATCACTGAACCGTACAGTGCTAAGAATGCAAGAGCCACTGAAGAAGAACCGTCTGGTGATTCTATGCCAAAAACTAAGGCATATGTGCCAAAAACTAAAAAAGCTCCTGAGCAAGCCGAGACAGCTCCGGAACCTGAAGTTGAGGAAAAGGTAGAGGTGGAAGAAAAGCCAAAGCCAGCTCCGAAAGCAGCACCGAAAAAGGCGAAGCCTGTGGAAACTGAAACGGATGAAGATATCCTAAGCATGTTGGACGGCATTTAAGGAGCTAAAAGATGGTGATAGTTGACTTCAGTCACTTGTCTATGAGGAATTTGTATGTTGCAATTTCTCAAGCCAAGCCAAGAAAAGTAGGTGGTGTGTTTGTCACTGATGACTTCATCAGCATGTATTACCATCTTATGCTCCAAAGTTTACGCCACATATCGTCTAAATTCGACGATTATGGTGAAATCATTCTTGCATTGGATAGTAAAAACAACTGGCGAAGGGATTTTTATCCTGACTATAAGGGACATCGTAAAAAAGGTAGAGATCAAAGTGATGTTGATTTTGATACATTTTATGAGAAAGTAATTGAGTTTGGTAACATCCTTGATGAATATTTCCCTTATACAATCATTCAAGTTCCAAAAGCTGAAGCCGATGACATAATCGGTGTAATAGCTGAAAAGTTTGGACCAGTGGAGAACATAGTAGTCGTTTCAAGCGACAAAGACTTCAAACAAATTCTTGAATATGGTGCGGAGCTTTATGATCCAATCAAAAAAGAATATGTGCGTATGTCGAAAGATGAATTGAAGGAATGGAAGCTTATCCACATCCTTTGTGGCGATGAAGGTGATAATGTACCTCATATCAAGCGTATGACTCAATTCACAGATACTTTCAAAGCATATTTGAAGCAAAATGAAATTTACGAAGATGATGTTGAGAAGTTCAATAAACTAAGTATATCCAAGAAGCTCTATAATGAGTTCGATGTGTACAAGGTGAATAAAAAGGGAGAAGTGTTAGATGAACTTGATATTTTCAAGGCAACTCCTTTTGGACCTGCGGGGGCGAAAAAGTTCATTGTAGACTTGAAAGATAATCTTAAGGCTAACAAGCTGTATGCTGAACACTTCAAGCGAAATATGAAACTCGTTCTATTCAGTCAAATACCTGAAGACATTCGGGAAAGTATTTTGGAAGCATTTCAGAATAAAGAGTTCAAATATAATCCTGACGGCATAATGAAATTCTTGATGAGTGAAAACTTATCAACTCAAATGATGAATATTACAGATTTTTATGTAGATTCTAAAAAGACCGAACAGGGTGCAGGGATGAGAGAATGGGTGTAGCTGAAGACGTAAAAAAGGATAAGATAGAACGGAAATTCAAGAAACTTCTTTCTGATACAGGAATGTTGGCTCCCAACATTACCTATGATAGAAGCATACAATGTTTCGTTGTAATTAAGGTTTTCGAAGACGATTTAGAAATTGTGAAGAAGTTCAAAGAGCTTCAAGAAACAGTAGACTTTAGGACTGCGTGTCGCCAATATGAAGGTAAGGGTGATATTTGGATCTTTAAGGCTTACTTAAAATAAGGAGAAAAAATGAAAGTAAAATTTAATCATGAGTACGAAAATATCGATGAGTTGGTAGAAAATGTGGAAATCACAGATCTTCCTGAAGGAGTAGAAGAAGATGATGTTAAGAGCGAAATTCTTACTTATTCCATGAACATACAGAACTTCCATCTTGGTTTGCTTGTAGAGTACTTCAATCTCAGAGATGGTGTGCAAATGACAAGAGTTTCAGAGTTTGTAGAAACTATCGTCAATGATCTCGGTTGGGAGAAATTCCAAGAGTTTTCTCAGTCGATAACTCAATCTCTTCAAGAAGCTACCGAAGAACTGGCACAAGAAGCAGAAGCTGAAGCATCTGAAGAAGCAGAAGGGAACTAAGTTATCTTTAAGCAAAAACAGGTATTATATGAGAAAGAGTCTATATGATACCTGAAATTGAAAGAAAATATTTCTTGTTTTCACTTCCTACTGAGGATGTGAAACGGGAAACTCCAAACGATATCACGGTTAGATGTCCAATATGTGGTGACTCAGAACGAGATTCGAAAAAAGCTCGTGGTCACCTGTATATGAAAACGGGCATGGATGTTCCTGTATATCATTGTTTCAACTGTGAATTTTCAGGGAATCTTTACAGTTACCTCAAAGAAGTCAATCCTATTTTATTCGATCAATACAAGCGTGAAAAGCGTACAAGTTCTTTTGAAAAACTTAGAACTAAGGCAAAGCCTGAATTCGATACAGAAGTGACGTATGAATATAAGAAAAAGCGTACTATCAAAACTATGAAATTCCCAGACGAGTTTATCCCAGCCGAAGAAAGTGAACGAGCAACTAAATATCTTGAAAACAGGAATATTTCTACATATGATATTTATTATAGTGCTGACAACATTACTTTAGAAGGTGAATTTATGCCATTGAAGGATATGATAATTATCCCATTATGGTATAATAGAGCGGAAGGGTTAATTTATGGATTTCAAGCAAGAAGTATAGAAGGGAAGATGTTCTATAGTTTCATTCCCGATGAAAATAGTGGATATAAGGTTTGGAACCTGTTTGAAGCCGATAAATCAAAGACAGTTTTCATATTTGAGTCTGTATTTGACGCTATCAGCTCTGGACTACCAAGAGACAGGATGGTTGCTGCGTTAGGGGCTGATCTAAATCAAGACCGTATCAATGAATTCAAGGATGTGATTTTTAGCTTCGATAATCAATTTAAAGACCAGACTTCGAAACGAAAATCGATCGAACTTCTTCAAAACGGTTATAAAGTTTTTGTATGGGACAACAAAATTCAAGAAAAAGATGCGAATGAATGGAGTATAAATCATCCTGACGAAAATTTTGCAAGAATAATTCTAAAAAATATTTACAGTGGCACTAAAGGAATTCTTAAGCTAAAACTCTTATGATTAAATAAATGAAAAGTAGGAGAGAACTATGAAGCTAAGTCTAAATGAAAGTGCTGTCGGTTCCAGAGGACGTACCAGTAGGAATGATGCTGAAATATATGTGAAGAATAATCCTCATGTGATTAAGGAATTTCAAAAAATCGTAAAGAAGATGGGTGGCAAGGCAGTTGCTGCTACTATCCTCAATATGAAACTTTTTGGGAAGCCTTCAGAACAACCAAAGCCGAGATACAAACTTAAAAGTCAACTTGAACTTGATGATTAAATAATAAAAATCAAAATATAAGGAAAGTACAATGGTAAACATTCGAAAAATCATCGAATCTGTAAATTTGGATGAAGGTATCTTAAACGAATCTTCTTTCAGTGCTTCTAAGCTTAGAAAAGTTTCAGATTTGTTAGCAATAGTAATTGGAAAACAATTGGGTGGTGAATTTAAACTACTCGGAGGAGCTCTTGGTCAGGAAAGCTTCAAGAAAAAGGGGTACGGAGAAGGAAAAGGCTTCAAGTACATGAATAATAAAGGACAAATGATTCGATTTGGTTGGCTTAAAAACGCAAAGAAATCTAATTATCAAATCAACATTGTGGATTACTGGGATCCTAAACACGGAAAGCGAAGATGGGATACTCCAACTTTGACTATCAAGATTGCTGACTGGTTGAATATTGTTGAAGTTGTTCAAGAATTGAAAGATACTATCGTGAACGGTGAAGTTCCTGAATTCCATGAATCATATACAGATGGGATTATGCTTGAAGCATACGCAGGGAAAACTCCTAAGAAAATGATTCAATATGCTGCATCAAAAGGAGTAGAGTTTGATCCAATTGAAGACAAGTATGCTAACAACTTTGTAAAAAGAATGATGGAACTTGGAGTTTGGGACGACGATGAATATAAAGGTATGACCGTATCATCTCACCAAAAAGAAACAAACTCAACTGAAGCAACTTTCCAAGCAGCAGAGAAAAAACTTGCTGAAAAGAAATGGTCTGATCCTGAGCTTGTTTTCGATGATATCGAAAAATTGACTAAAATCGTCGCTATGGGCGGTGCAAACGGGCTTATCGTTGCTGGTATGGCTGGTCTTGGTAAAACATTCCACGTCGAAAAAACTATGAAAGATCTTCTTGGTTCACCAGAAGGACCAAATGCGAAGTGGAGACATAGAAAGGGTGCTAAACTTTCACCATTTGGTCTTTATATGGACTTGTTTATGAACCGTGATGATATGACTATTGTTTATGATGACTCTGACTCAGTTTGGTCTGACAAAGATTCAGTGAACATTTTGAAGTCTGCTATCGACACTTATAAGGTTAGACAAGTATCTTGGCCATCAAGATCTACAGTGAACCTTGAGCTAATGGACGACGAAGAAAAGGCTGATTACCTTGAAAAACTTTATACAGCTATGGTAGAGAAGCCTGAAGATGTTGGAACAAAAATCAAATTGCCTTCAGCATTTGACTTTACTTCAAGAATTATCTTCATCACTAACATGCCTGCGGCAAAGTTCGACAAAGATGCTAACATGTCAGCCATCAAATCAAGATCGTTCTTTATGGATGTTCAACTTAAGCGTGAAGACATCATCAATAGAATTAGATCAATTCTTCCATTCATTGAGCCAGATGTTGACATGAAAATTAAAGAAGAAATCCTTGATCAACTTTCTCAATCTGAACACACACTTACTATGAGAGCGGTTGTTGCTGCTATCGCAATTAGAAAGGCAGGTCTTAACGACTGGGATAGATTGGTTAAAGAATACGCTTAATCGAGCCAAAAGCCTTATTTTAAGGCTCGTTTAAGTTATAACAGGTATAATAATTCAAAGATAAAAAGGAGTAATGTAAATGGAATTTTTAAGTTCAGTGGATTGGCTTGACCTCGCAAAGACGGTTGGCTACAGTGTTGCAATTTGGTTTGGGTATGGGATAATGATCCTTTTCACTTTGTATAGTGCTACAGGAATCGCTTCCGTAACAGCTGGTAACAAAGAGGAAAATCTACCTGTAATATTTGCTTTGACTGCTGCAGTCTGGGCAACTTTTCTTGTAATTAAGTTGTAGGAGTTATAATGAAAACTTTGCAACTTAATGGGGAAGGAAAAATCATTTTCCTTGAAAATGTGTCTATTATCACTTTAGACGAGCACCGAAATCGAATTGTATTCAATTTCATGAACAACATTCATCTATTTGGACGTTGGACTCCGGACTATCACTATTTTAGTTTCGATACATCGGAGGAAGCGTACGAATATTTTGAACGACTCACAAAACACCCTTATTTTAAGATCAATTTTTTCATTTCCTTCGATAAGGAAAATGTAAATTTGGTTAACAAAAAAGCGGTTACAACCTTATCCATAAAGGAAGAGGAATTGAAAATCATTTTCAACTTGAACTACAGCGTAACTTCCTATAAAGGGAACGAAGAAGTAGAGATTAGTAAATTCATTTTCTGGAATTACACGGACGAAGACTTGTTTGATGATGACAGATTAGAAATATTTATGTCAGCATCTAATATTGAAATATAAAGGAGAAAAACAATGGAAATTTATGAAGAAGTAGAAATGGTAGACAAAGCTGAAGAAACAATGGATGTATTCGATTATGCAAAAGCTATTATCGGTTGTCAAATTGAAATGAAAGCTATTCAAGATGATATCAAAACGATCAAAGCTGATGCTAAAGAGAACGGTGTTCTCGTAAAAGAAATTGACACGGCTATTAAAAACATCAAGAGAGAATTGAAAACAAATCCAGCGGATCTTCAACTTGAAGAAGAAATTACTGAAACGCTTAAGGGCAATGAAGAAATTATGGACAGTATCGCTATGACGATATAAGAAGGGGACTATGGGAGCACAAAAAGCAGAGAAAAAAGTTGGTATCGTACTTAAGGACGCAGATGCTTGGGAGAGTGCTCATACTTTCCTGACTTTGATGGGTCAGGGATATCATAACTCAAAAGATGCAAATTTCGATACTATTGAATTTGATAAGGCTACAGTTGTTAAATGGTACAATAAACTCGTACCAGACTTATATGACATGATAGAATGGGGTTTGGATAAGACAGAAGATAAACCAACCAAAAAAGTTCAATTCGAATGTCCAAAGAAAAATCTATCAAAAGATGCTATGATTAAGATTTTAGGTCTTAGTCAAGAAACACGCTTCGAAAAAATTTCATACGACGATATGAAGAAAAAGTTCGATGAACTTAAGCAATATTTCGATTACACAAAAACTTTCACCGTAAACTGTCCAGCAAGAATTGACTATTGTACTTCAGGAGATTGTGGAAACACAGTACTCACCAATGAAGTTTGTGACGATTCTTTTGTGAGGGAAGCGTATTTCAAGAATTGTGCTTCTTTTGAAGGTGATTTAGATGGTCTTACTGATGATGAAGAAATGAAGATCCGAAGAGAGATAGAGGATCTTCAAGCTGAAAAGGCTAATAAAACAGAAGCATTGAAGGAAGAATTAGACTTATCATTAACGAGCCTTGAGAACCAATTTAATGAGGACTTAGAAGAACTTTCTTCATATATTGAAGGTTTACAGATAGAGAAGATAGACAGGTACAACGATACAGTCCAATCGATTTCAAACACTATTGCTGGTGCAAGACAGCATATTAATAACATTATTTCTATAGAAAATGCGAATACATCTAAAATAGAAACTATGTTACGCTACAAAAATAGAACAAAAAGAGTTCTCATCAACGAATATCTTAACGATAAAATTCACTTGAAAGAAATTGAACTTTCTGCCGAGCTTGATGAAAAGACTACTGAGTACAACGAACAATTAAAGACAGAAAGTGTTCAAAATGCAAGTACGGTACAAAGCATAGAAGATACAGCAAATTCCCAAATTGATGCTATTGAGAGACAGATTTCAGACAAAGAATTTGAAATTTTCGAAATTGAAACTCAACGAGATATCGATATTGCCTTGTTAGAAGACCAAATTGCTACTTATGAAGATGATATTCAAGACCTTCAAGATACATATGATGCGGACAAAGCGAATTTAGACGCAGAGCACGATCAAAATTTGTTAGACATTGATAATTATTGGGATCCTCTAATTACAGCTAAAGAAGCAGAGATCGCAGATTTAGTTCAAGAAAGACAAGACCTGCTTGATGCTGGTCCTGATACTTCAGAAATTGACGCTGAAATTTCAACCGAAACAGAAAAGCTCGTAAATGTAAAAGAACAAAAAGAAACAGAACTTGAAATTGAAGAAATTCGCCACACCAATAAAGTTGCTGATATTGAAAATGAATACAGTTCTTTAATACAAGATGAGAAAGACACTATTGCTGACCTACTTGACCAACGAGAAGCGTTAATTGCGGCAGGTGCAGATACTGCAGATATTGATGCTGAAATTGCAGATAGTAGGGCAACTCTTCAACAACTTGAAGAAGACAGACAAGATGCTATTGATACAGAAACGACACGACACAATGATGCTTGGGGAGATATTAATGTAAATTGGACGACTCAAATATCTGATTTAGAACAACAGATAATAGACCTGTTAGCTCAGAAAGAAGCTTATATTCAAGACAATATTGATACTTCAGACATTGATGCGCAATTAGCTGATTTGGAAGATCAGAAAACAGCTATTCTGCTTGATTTGCGTTCAGATGAATTTGATGAAAGAAAGCTACACGCTGATAGGGTTGTATCTATAGTTTCAAGTTATATAGACGGAATTGTGTCTGAAGAAAATACAATCGACGACTTAAAAGCTCAGCGGGAGGTGATAATAGCTGATGGTGGGGACACAACTTCTATAGATGCTGAAATTGCTGAACACGAAGAAGCTCTCTCCAACCTTGAAAAGAATAGAGACAACGATCTTTTAATTGAGAGAGAAAGACATGAACAAGCATTAGCAGAAATTAGTGAGGCAACGAGTAGTGCTGAGTTGGATGATATAGATGCGCAAATAGCGGATCTTTTAATTCAACGACAAGCATTAATAGATGCTAATTTAGATACATCATCTTACGATGATCAAATAAATGATTTACAAGCTCAATTGGATACAGCAAAGTCTGACCGAGATGAAGAATTTGATATTGAATTCGACCTCCATAGTTCAAATCTAAATGATATCAGTGAAATGTACGATCAGGCAATTATCGATGAACGTGCAAGACTTAGTGATTTATTAGAACAACGAGAATCGATAGTCCAAAGTGAAGTTGATACTTCAGACATAGATGCTGATATCGCAGAACATCGTCAAATTCTAAAGGATTTAGAAACTCAGCGAGATTTGGCGTTAGCCAAAGAACTGAGAACTCATACTCTTAACATCGAAGTTATCACGAACAAATATGATTTGATTATTGAACAAATCCAACTTAGAATAGATGTTCTCAACAAAGAAAGACTAAGAATCATTGCAGAAGGGGTAGATACCTCCGAGATTGATGCTCAAATCAATGCATTGAGAGCTGAACTTAATGAGCTCATTGAAGGTAAAAATACTGCGGTGAAGGAAGAGAATGATCGATATAATCAAGAGTTAGAAGATCTTTCCACAACCTTCAATGACGCAGTAGCAATTATTAGAGTTAGTATAACTGCTCTAAAAGATGAGATCACACAAACTCGAAATTCAGCTAAAGATAGAATAGATGCAATTGGATTAGCAATCAATATTCTTAAAGATGACATTGCAAGCATTTTAACTCAAAAAACTATTGATCTTCGAACAGAGATGGATCGTTTCAATTCTATTAGAGATTCGTTGTCACAAACTTTAGAAGATGAAATGGGTAGTATAAATGATCCTTAATTTCAGCAATAAGAGCAGATTTAGACAATTCATTATTAACTTTAGATAGAGAATTAACGCACGATCTTAGTGAAGAAAGCCAGCGTCACACAAATGAAATTTCACGATTGAACGGGGTTGAAAGCTCTTTTGGAGAAATCGAACTTTCAATAAATGAAGATCTTGAACCTGGAGGAGTAATACCTGAAATTGAAATAGCAACTATGGTACACTTCTTAGATAAAATTAGAGTATCAGAGGCAAGAAAGTTCGAAGATTTTAAGCGATATGTGAAGGATTTAATAGAGGATATCGCAATTGAGCTGAAAAGGTTAATTCTCAACAGTAAATCCGACAAGACTTCTTTGGAGAATCTACTTTTCACTGCATTGAAGGATCAAGAGAATAACAAATACGATTTATTGAAGGCTCAGTTGGACCTCAATTATGAAAGTAGAAAATCTCAATTTGAAAGATCATATGCTCAAAAACGAGTTATTCTTGAAGATGCTAAACAAAAAGCTGAAGATGAAAGAAGACGTTTGGTACTTCTTGGGGAAGACACAACTGATGTAGATGATGTCATTTCAACGAAAACTACTGAGCTTGCATTATTAACTTCTGAAGAGACAGCAACTATGCAAACTCTATTAACAGATTATAATGCAGATAAGGCAAATGCTACTCAAACTCGTGATCAAAATTTGGCTAAAATAACTACTCTCCACACTGAGCGATTACAGAGAATTACGATTAATTCAGACAAAGATCTTACTGATCTTGAAATTTGGGAAAATGACCACAATGCTCAAGCAGATGAAGCTTATCTTGGTAACAAGAAAACTCTTGAAGACAAAATAGATGAGACTAAATTGTCATTAGATAGAACAAAAGACGACTATGAACTTTTTATCGAAAAGACTGATTATCTTATTGA